CACATAGTCAGCAGGGGCGCACTCGTATTCGATGCGCTCCAAGTCCGCGCCCTCGACGTCCTCGGTCGCCTGCAGCCCTTCATCGCCTACGCCGATGCGCGTAACGTGCGGCTCGTACCGCACCCATGCGATGCCGCGACCGGGGAGGAACCTGTCCTCGACCGCATACCGCATGGCAGCGCGGAAATCGGGGTAATGCTCAATCTCAAAGTCTAGCGCCCGCTCGACAAGCGTAGCCGCTACACGCCCCACCGGATCGTTATCGCCAAACCGCCGCGATACATCGGCCTTCGGCAGTCGGGCGAACACCGCAGGCACAAGCGTCTGGACGTTCGACCAGAGGATGTTGAACTTGGCGGTTTCGTTGTTCGTCTGCCCGCGAGTGTCATCGCGGTAACGCTTCAGAATCTTCTTCGCCCGCGCTTCCCATTTGCCAAACTCGGAGTCATACGACGCGATGACGCCGAGCCACTTCTGCACGGGGCTGGTTTCAATTTCCATCATTCGCGCCTCAAGATTTTGACCTTCTTTTCCTCACCGGGGAACACGACGAAGTTGCGCGTTCCGGTGCCGTCTTTGCCGCGACTGCCTGCGTCTAGGTAACGGATGCCGGGGATGCCTAATTGCGCTGCATATCGGCTTGCGGCGTCATAAATGTTGGTCGTTTCATGCGGTGTTTTGCCCAACGCTTGCCATGCTGCATCGTCTTTTTCAAAATGCTCTGCAATGGCCCTATAAACATCTTGCCCCAATGGGCCTTTGTTTGGGTTTTTGGGGTTGAAATATCGTTCGAGGTTGTACGGGTCGCCCGGTAATTCCCGTAGTTGCTGCGTGATCTGCTGAACGGCTTTAGGCTGCTCACTCAACGGCTTATCCCAATCGAGCATACGGTCGATCATCTCGTCGGGGAGGTCGAGGGTGTAGAGATGTCCGCCCTGCGATTGCGATATCTTTGCAGATTTAAGCGACTGAATATCGGCAACGGCTTTTGCGCCCGCTGTCTTGTCAACAAAACCAGAATTCAACGCTTCCTGCGCTTGACGCAAAGCGTTATCGTATCCGTTCGCCGCGATAAACATTGCCGCCGAAAATTGCGGGTGTTTAGGGGTCAAGGCCTCGCCGTCAATCGTTGTGTTAAAGGTGGACAGGGCTTTCCTATACCCTTCGCCCACCTTGCGGCTTTCGGCTATGTAATGCCCATGCCCGTAAGCCTGCGCCCCCTCGCCCGTGCCAATCTTCGACGAGTCAAGTTCGCCCAACGGATTGTCTGGCGTAGGCTCAAATTTGTGCGGGGAGCCTTGATAGCCCTCTAGTTCCAACATCGGCCCACGGCGCAGCGCCGACGCAAGGCGCAGCGGGTTGATAACCTCACCCGCAAATTGACCCATCGCCCGAGGGCTTTCAAACGCATTTACGATGGGGTCAACAAGAACCGCTTTGCCCGTCTGGATCGGTTGCGTTATTAATCCTTTGCCCAATGCGCCAAAGCCTTGCGCCGTGGCATCAAGGCGCGGCGTAGGGGCGCGGGCAGCGGCGGCATCGGAAAACTCTGCGGTGTTCATCCGTCCGATGTTGGGGTCGCTCGTCAAGGCTTCGTAGGCCAGCCCGCCAACATCACGCGCACGATTGGCAAGCGTACCCGCTACGCCAGAGCCGAACTCTGCCGCCCGGTCGCGCATGGCACCGAGGTACTCCAGCGCAGCAGCGATGCGGCGACGGTCAGCCATTACGCCGAGAAGATGCCCACAGCGGCGACAGTCACGCCCGCACCCGTGGTCACGCGCCACGCACCCGAGGCGCTAACAGCGTTCACCTCTAGGCTATACACGCCGACCGAGGTGTTAGCAGGCATCGTAAAGACCGTGATTGCGTTGTCGAGAATCGTAACCGTCGAGGTTGCGGCGGTGTTAACAACAACGATAACGCGGTGCAGGTAGTCACCGATTGCACCCGTGCCGCCGAGGACTTGGTTAGTCTGCGAGGCCGCGACCGTTTCATATTGGAAGCGGTAGGGATCAGCCGTACTCATATCCGTGTTCTCCGACTCGTCTGCGCCGTCGCCCACATATCGTTGAGCGTAGCGGTGTTGGTTGGCCCGACCATCAGCGGTCGAGGTTCCGCAGGGCGCTCCGTTGTCGGCGCGTCCTCTCGATAAGCCAATGCTAGCATACGAAATGCGTCTGCCGGATGCGAAGCCCAATCGTGGCGCGGCGTCTGCCTAAACGCTTTCTTGTCCTCGTCGTACTCGCGCTGATACTGCCGCAGGGCTTCGATGCCGTCCCTGCACCCGTCCTCGTTGAACCAACAGCGCGGCAAGACCTGACGCACCGCTTGAATGCCGTCCTGCACGGACAGTTCAGGCACCACGGCGAGGTTGGCAAAGCCCAGATGCGATGCCAGTTGTTCAATGATGCTTTTGCCAGCCGCCGCTAGTGTTTTTGCACGGGCATCGTGGGGCAAGTAATGCTTGGCATAGCGGTAAGGCTTTACCTTCACCGCGTCCGCGATTTGTTCGATGCTTGCGCCGCTGACCGAGTAAAAGTCGATGACGCGCACCTCGCCGCGCAGCACTTGGTAAAACCATATGGCCGTATCGTCCTTGTATCCCAAGTCCCATGCGGTATAGACCTTTAGATGCTCGTCCCATTGCACAGGCCCAATACGCCCCTGCTCGTCAGCCTTTCGCATTTCCTTACCGTAATACGCACCGAGGATTGCGGCATCCCAAGAGCAGAAGTATTCCTGCTGAAAGATTGCCTCGCCTTCGTCCTCGCCGTTTTCCCCAATGTAGGCCCGTCGTTCTTCTTCTAACTGATCGCGGGTAAGGATTCTGGTATCCGCAGCGGTAAGGATTTGAGTAAATGTTCCCGGCGTTGCCCTTGCAGAGTAAAAACTTTTATAAGCGTGGTTGTGGCCTCGCGGAGTGGTGATAAAGATTTGCCACCCGTTGTTCTCTTTGAAGATGGGGCGCAGATATGCCCTTGCCGCAGGGTTAGTGATTGCCCATTCGGAGTAAACCACGCCGATAGGCGTTGAGCCGACAAGCCGGTTATACGAATCGCTGCCGACCACTTGCCAAGTCGAGCCGTTCTTAAATCGGATAAACATTTCGTCATTGCGCGTGACTTCCCGAATCTCCATCGGGAAAGCCTCGTCAATGCGCTGCCGTCCGGTGTGCGGGTTTACCGCTTCCCAAATCGCTTTGCGGGCTTGCGCGTACTCGGGAAGCATGTGCCAGTAATTGCCCACGCGCTCAAATGCAGCACACGCGCTCCGGTGCAGCGCGATATCGTCTTTACCGCTGCGACGATGCCATATCAGTTCTGCGTGTCGGCCCCCGTTCTCTAGGTACGCCCACGCATCCATCTGATACGGGCGCGGCGTCCAGTTATTGGGGAGGCGTATTCGCAAGGCGCGTGATCTCAACCACTAGCGATTCGCCGTCCTTGCCCGTCAATTCCGTACGGGCAAGTTTCGGCACATGGTATTCAACCAACGAGGTGAAGCAATCGAAAGCGGCTTGTGCGCCCTTCTCGGCGTGTATCTCGTCTAACCACCCCTGCAGCCGGTCGGCATTCCCGTCCACGAATCGCGCTATAGCCTCCCGTGCCGCGGCTGTGGCCTTGTTAGGGCTACCTTTGGGGCGACCTGCTGGCATAGGTAAATATTCCTGAATTGTTTATTGTGTGAAACAATAGCCGTGTTTATGCGCGTATTGTATCAAAGCAGCCTGCGTGCCGCACCAATCCGCGCTTCGGCAATCTTGACATACTCGGGGTCGCGCTCAATGCCGATGAAGTTGAAGCCCTCTAGCATCGCGGCTTTACCCGTTGAGCCTGACCCCATGAACGGATCAAGGACGGTGCCGCCCGGTGGGGTGACGAGGCGGCAGAGGTAGCGCATCAGGTCGGTGGGTTTGACGGTGGGGTGGTTGTTCCCCTCGCCCCTGTCAGCCTTGCTCGCCTTCGCGCAGTAGAAGAAACGGGCGGCGTCGTTGAGCAGCCCCACCACCTCGTCGCAGCCATCGTGTATCAGATTGGCGGGCCAGCGGCCTGCGGCGGTTGAACCTTTAGCGTCCTGCGGCATCCCGACCGCGCTCATGTTCAAACTATTTCCGCCCGCCTTGTTCCCCGCTGGCGCGTTATATCGCACTTCATTTCCCACCCTGCACCCATCCACATTCAGCGCCCCCGTGCCGTGCGCCAACACATTCTCGGCTACCGTGCCGATAAGCGGCTTGCGGGCTACGGTGATAGGCTCCAGCGCGGGTTTGAGAGCGGTACCCCATCCTTGCCAAGCCGTTGCGGGAGCCGTTGCGGGAGCCGTTGCGGGAGGCCGTGTGATTGTTCCGTATGCGTTGCCTTGCCCCTTACCGCCAACGGTAGCAGGCCCAATCACCTCGCGCTCCGCGCCCGCCGCCTTGTCAATCGCCTTGCTCACATCCAGCGACTTCGGAAACCCCGACCCGTACACCCACGCGATCATGTCGCGTATCTCAAACCCCGCGTCCTCAATCCGCACCGCCATCCGGTGCTGTGTTCGCGTACCGGCGAAGGCAAGTAGATGCCCGCCCGGTTTCAACACCCGCAGACACTCGCGCCATATCGCCTCGCTCGGTACATCGTAATCCCACCGCTTGCCCATGAAGGCGAGGCCATAGGGCGGGTCGGTCACAATGGCATCAACGGAATCGGCGGGCAGCGTCCGCAGCACATCCAGACAATCCCCCGTGTAAATCATCGGCAATGCTCCGGTCTTATTGCCAACTGGTAAAGTTCCCGCAACTGCCGCACCGTCGCCTCGGGATCGCGTGCCTCTATCCACTCGCCGCGTGGTTCCCAGACTGCGCGAAATGCCGCTTGCTTATCGCTCAACTTGCCGTTGGCGTGTTTGATTTCCATCCAGCACACGAATGGTTTACCGCACGGCAGCGGCTTGACCGCCAACTTGTCGGGGATGGAATGACCCGCCCTAGCGAAATCCCACACGTCAAACCCCGCAGCCTTTACCGCATCGGTAACAGTCGCGTCGTTCATATCTCGTCGCATGGCATAGCGCATCGTGGTTGAAACCCGCCTTTCTTCCTTGCGCCGATTATAGCCTTTCGCCCCTCGCGTGTCTGGCAACGCATCTGCAGCCGCGCATGGTCGAGGCCGATCATATCGCATATCCATTGCATCGACCCGATGCCGTCCTCGGTGCTGTTTATCCACCGCATCGCCTGCCATCCATCTTCCCGGCCTGTCTTAGTGCAGTCGGTGATGGCCTGCCAGAGTAC